AAGCTATACCCGGGAATAACTGTAAAGGTTAATGTCGACGAAACGGGCGTAGGCGCCGGCGTTGTGGACGAACTCGATAGCAACCACAACGATTTAAAATATAGAGTTATTCCTCAAACCTTCGGCGGAACGGGAGGAAAACTTAACGAAGAACCAATGCTCTACACAAATAATACCGGTTTGATGTGGGGTAATGTTAAGCGTCTTCTAATGGCTAAAAGGTTATATATGGAAGACGACGGCGAAACGATAGCTCAATTAAGCAATCGTAAGTATACCGTTGACGAAGACGGAAAAATCAAGCTAGAAAGCAAAAAAGATATGAAAAAGCGTAGTACAACCTCGCCCGATAGAGCGGACGGCTTGGCGCTTAGTCTTGCTTCAAATATAGCTCATTTTAGCGGTATGTTAGATTATTAGGAGGAATTATTATGTTATTTAATTTTGATTGGCTAAAAGAAAGCCAAATATTCCCGCCAAAAGCGGAAATCGTAAGACTTAAAAAATACAATGACTATGCTAGATTGTTTGATAATAACATATCTCTTGTATTAAAGCCTTATATTGACCGATTAGACGAAATTATAGGAAGATTAAAGGAAACGGACAAGGTTAACCCTTCCTTTAAGCATATGCCTAACTACTTCCGTCTATCGACTATTAAAACCGTTGATTTAATGGTGGGCGACGAACCAACTATTAAGCACGAAGATAAACAAGAGGAAATCGACGAAGTTTTGTTAAATACGGACTTTTTCTCTAAACTCGACGACTTGGTGGCGGACAATGACGCTCTTGGCGAGTGTATCGTTAGACCGTTTATTGATAGTGAGGGCCAAAGAAACTTCGTAGCTCAAAACCCTAGTATGTGGTTTCCTATCGTTAACCCGGAAAATTATAAAGAAGTTAAGTTTGATGTTCTTGTGTGGACTGTATGTACCTACCAAGACGCTAACAACCCCGCAAGAAATACTTACGAGCTTTACGCTAAAATACAAGAAAGAGGTAAAGACCAATTCGAATTTAGGCGTTATAAGATTAACAAACATTATACCGAATCTTATACCGACCCTATAACCGAAACAACTTGCGGGCCTATTCAATTCTATGTAATTGGAGGTTTGTTAGAAAGTAAAATAGAAACCGCGCCTTATAGCCAACTTGTTATACAAATACCGGGTATAACTTCGTCAAGGACTATACACGGACTATCTAACTACGATACAACCTTACCTATTGTTGCGGAAATAGCTGTAAGAGAATCGTTAGCAAACTTTATTTTAGACCAAAACTCCGCGCCTCGTATGGGAGCGCCCGAAAGTGCGTTTATTAGAAATAAAGACGGCCGTTGGGTATTAAAGAGTGGTGGCCGAAGCTTTGTAGTTGCTCCGGGCGAACAAGCGCCGGTATATATTACTTGGGACGGCAATTTAACATCTAATGAAGATAGAATTAGGGAGTTAAAGAAAGAGCTTTACGCTATGTGTGAAATGGGAACGATTATAAGCCACGACGATATGAATAGCTCGCAAGGCTACGAAGCGTTAGAGGTTAAGTTAACAAACCCTAAACTTAAAGTACAGCGTATGTGCAAGAAGTTTAAAGCTCCATTAAAGAAACTTATAGCTTATCTTGTAGACGAGCCGGGCTTGGAAGATAAAGATATATCTATCTTATTTAACAATGGAATACCTACAAGCGAAAGCCAAAACCTAGATATGGCGCAAAAGAAGAAGAATTTAGGTTTTTCTTCTCAATCGGTATTTACTGAATACTTTGGGTTAACCGAAGAACAAGCAAAAGAGGAAGTCGAAAAAGCTAGACAAGAAAGCGCCGACGCTTTTGCCGAAAGCTTTGGTATGAGTAGAAACTCTTTATTTGGTGGCGGAAATGACGACGATAAGCCTACGGGCCAAGACGGCGACGAAAACCCTACCGAGGAAGAAGACGCCGGCGAAACTGATAAAATGAAACAATCTAAAAACGATAAAAGCGAGGAATAGTCTATGCTTAACGCCGATAGTAAACAGTTGGAGGCCTTGCTAGAAGCCTTCACTAAGGCGGAGCAACGAGTTCAAACTGTATTGTTAAATACGGACGCCGACACGGTACAAGAGCTTAAAATCGAGCTTAATAAGAAGTTAGATAAGGTAAGTTTAAGTTTATTCGAACAATCGAAGAAATGGGCCAAAAGCGACCTACCAATGGCTTACAATGAAGGCGTACAAAAGATTAACGGCCATAGCGATAGAAAATTGCACCAAAGCGAAGATGTTATCGTTAATAGCTATATAGAGTTATCGACGAAGGTACAAACCGCCACCGATAACGCAAAAAACATTATAAACAACGCTATAAGACAAGCGGAAAAGAGTGGTTATGGCGCAACCGTAGGAAATGTTAAGGAAATCATTAAAGAAACACTTAGCAAGGAAAATTCGAGTATGATAGTCGAATATTCAAACGGCGCTAAAATGCCACTAGACGCTTACGCTCAAATGTTGGCTAGAACATCTCGTATAGAATCGTCTAATACCGGTTCTTTCGATAGATGTAGAAGGCTTAACATAGACCTTGTGCGTTGTACCACAATGCCCGGTTGTTGTGCTTATTGCCGTATGTACGAAGGCAAGGTTTACAGTATATCGGGTAACGATAAGCGCTTCCCGTCGCTTTATGATACGGCGTTAAAGAAAGGTTATAATATAATGCACCCGAATTGTAGGCACGAGTTTATACCGTTTGTGGAGCAAATGCAAAGCGAAACGGAATTAAAACAGCTTATAACCGAGAGCAACAACTTCCAACCGCCGTCTAAAAACGATATTGTTATAAAGAAATACAACCAAGACCAAGCCACATTAAGACAATGGCGTAATGAATTAAACGAATACAACCGTTTAAAGGCGAAGCTTGGTAACGATATGCCATACTCTACCCTTGGAGCGTTTAGGCGCGCCAAAAGAGGAAATAGTAAAACATATCAATCGCTTAATAGCGACCAATTAGCACAAACAAAACGCAAGCCGAAAGGTTCTTATAAAATTATTAAGGAACCGAAGGCTTATGTTAATAAAACTAACTTCCACGCAATAGAAACCGAATTAAAGAGTTTTATTAAAAAGGTAGATGTTTCCAAGATAACTAGCTTAGACAATCTTAACGCTACTACGGCAACCTTAAAAAGAATATCTCAACAATACGGTATTGAGGTGGCGGAACTTAAAACAACCGGCCGAGGAACGGCCAACGCTTCGGCGACTTATAATGTTATAGAATTAAATTATAAACATTTTAACGCTAAGCAAGTTCCGGGCGTTCCAATAGACGAAAGAGCTAAGCGAGATTTAGCTTATTATGAAACCTTAAAGAAAAACGACCCTAACCTATACTTACGAAACAAACGAAAGGTAGATAATGCCATAAATAGATTGCAAGAGCAATTAAATTATAAGAGGTGGACTTTTGCGAGCGAAAGTGGTAAGATAGAAGAAACTGTTATACACGAGTGCGGACACCTAGTGCATAACCAATTATTTGGGCTTGGGCCTAACGGTTCTTCTTTTAGGCGCGACCCTACCAAGACGGCGAAAGAGCTAGAAATAGCGGAAAAACGCCGTTGGACTTGGCAATTTGAGGTATATAGTAAGTTAAAATCTACAAAAGATATACACAATCTTAGTTATTATTGCCTAGAAAACGAGCGAGAGTGCTTTGCGGAGTGCTTTGTTGCTTATGATACCGGCCGAGAGTTGCCGAAATATGTGGAAAACTTCTTTAATGATTTGTTTGGAGGTAAAAGAAAGTGAAAATTTGCGAAAGTTGTATCTATTTTGACAAATTAAGAAGCAAAATCGAGTCTAAACGACTTAAAAAAAAGGTTTTCTATTGCTCTCGATTAAATAAAACTATCGACAAAGAGCAATTTAAGAAAATGACACAATGCGATTTGTATAGCTCGTCTAACCCGGGCTAAACAATAACTTAATATGATAATCTAGGGAAATTCGAAAGAACTTCCCTTTTTTATACCATTAACGAGGTAAAGCACCGGTTATCTTGTTATCGACCGTTATGTCGTTAAACTGACAAGGTAGTTATGCCATAAATAGCAAACTTAATAAATACTTCACGGCGGAGCCTACCGCCACACCAAGGCAAGGAGGAATTATGAAGTTTTTAACCAACTTGTTAAGCGAAGAAACATTAAAAGAGCTTAACGAAAAATTAGGCGACGACCTAATTAAACAAGTAGACGAAAAGTTGGGCGATTATAAGATTAGCGCCGGCAAGGAAAAACTAATACCTAAGGCCGTGTACGATAACGATAAAGCCGAGCTTAAAAAACTACTTGACGAAAGAGATGTGCAATTAAAGGACCTTTCTACAAAAGCGAAAGATAACGAAGCTCTTACGGCTCAAATTAAAGAGCTACAAGAAAGCAACAAGCAATCAATCGCCGACTACGAAGCGAAATTAACAGCACAATCTCAAAAGCACGCTTACGATAATGCGTTAGCAAGCTATAAACCTAAGAATATAAACGCTTTAAATGGAGTTATTGACAAGTCTAAGCTTGTTTATAAAGAAGTTAACGGCGAATATACTATCGAAGGCTTAGAAGACCAAATAACAGCATTAAAGAAAAGCGACGCTTATTTGTTTGAGGGAACTACACCTACCACGCCAAACCCTCAAAATCATAACAACCTAGACAAACCACACGACGCCGATAATGCGTTGCGTGAGAGTTTTGGACTTGGCCCGGTAGAAAATAAATAAAATTTATTCATAACGGAGGAAATAATTATATGAATAGTATAGCACTTGCTCAAAAATACCAACCTTTGTTAGACGAAATCTACAAAAAGGAATCGGTAACTATTGACCTTGAAAATTCAAAGGTTAAATTTGATAACACTAAAACAGTTAAAATCTTAAAACTTGTATTGCCTTCTCTTGGCGAATACAGCCGTAACAGCGGTTTCACAGCCGGCGATGTACAAGCTTCTTGGGAATCTTGGGAGCTTACACAAGATAGAGGTAGAGAATTTAGCGTAGACGCTATGGACGACGAGGAAACTTTAAATATGACTTTCGGTAAAGCTGTAAGCGAATTTATTAGAACAAAGGTAGTTCCTCAAATCGATACTTACCGTTTTGCTAAACTTGCTTCTACAACCGGAATCTCAAAAGTTGCTACCGGAGCAACATTAAGCGACGGAGTTAGCGTAATTGGCGCTATTAGAGCCGGTATGACTAAAATGGACGAAGACGAAGTACCGGGCGAAGGTAGAATACTTTACATCACTTCTACACTTCTTGGCTTAGTACAAGACTTAGATACAATTAAGTCTAAACAAGTTATGGAAAACTTCGCTAAAATCGTTAAAGTTCCAGCTAGCCGTTTCTTCACAAAATCTCAATACAATACCACTACAAAAGAAATTGAGAAAGCAAGCGGAGCGGTTGATATTAACTTTATGATTGTACACCCTAGCGCAGTTGAAGCAACAGCTAAGCATACAAAACTTAGAATCTTCCTTGCTGACGGCGACGAAGGCACCGGAGCTAATAAAAACCAAGACGCAGACGCTCACAAGTTCCAATACCGTATTTACCACGATATTTTCGTATATGAAAATAAAGTAGCCGGTATTTACTTACATATGAAAGAAACCGTTACACCGAACGAAGGTGGCGGTACATCTAACGACGAGGGCGATACACCGGACGAAGCTTAGTCTAAATTAAATTGGAGGAATAACTATGATAGTTAAAACTATTAGAGATTATACCGACCGTGAAACTAAGGTTATTTATAGGGTAGGCGATAAAAACCCTACCCGCAAAGTAACCGACGAACGTGGAGCGGAACTAATAGCAAAAGGTGTTGCTATTGAAGTTGAAAACAAAAAGAAAGCTAAAAAGCTCGAAAAAACCGAAGTTAACGAAGAAGTTAAAGAAGAAAATAACGAAGAAGTTAACAACGAGGGCGTAGCTGACGAAAATGTTAACGACGAAAATAAATAATTAGTAAATAAGCCAATTTTTTAGTTGGCTTATTTTTATCGCCACCACTATTGGAAAAGCCGGAGTTTTGGCTTATGGCCGGTTCGACTCCGGCCGTGGCGACTTATAGGAGGAATTATGCTCAAACTTAATGTAGATAGTTATGTAACGCTAGAATATGCCGACGAGTATGTTGCTAATAACTACCCCGAGTATGACGATTTGGCGGTAGTTTGGGGCGTTCTTACTGATAGAGATAAAGAAGCTTATTTAAGAGCCTCCGTTTATCAAATTGACGCTCTTGTTTTACAAGGCGCACCATTAAATAAGGACCAAGATTTACAATTCCCTCGTAAAGAGTGTTTTAGACCGGCTACACGCGAAAACCCTATCGTTCCTAGCGATGTTATGGACGCGCAAGTTGAGAACGCGTTAGCTTTATTAAATAAAGACTTAAACACTCGTAGCGACGACCAAATGAAGATACTAGGCACGCTTGGAGCTATGAAAAATATTAAATACAATAAGCGTGAAATGGGCGAAGTTGGTTTAGGCGCTACATTAACCGGAGCGGAAAAACGCTCTCGTTTAGAAAGTGTCGAGGCTGAAAAAATCTTAAAACCTTGGTTATAGGAGGAACTATGCAAACAGTAAGTATTTTATATGACGATTTGCCGGTAACTATAAATAGCGAAGATTGTAAAAATTACGGAGGTTTGGACCTAGACAAGGAAATCGAAGGCCAAACAAACGAAAAAGTATCTAACTTCTTAGATACAGTACACTCACATATTTTTGACTTCTTAATCTATTCGACGGGCGATAGAAAGATTAAGAATGCCATAATTGAGAAATATAGAAGCGAGTTAGAAAAGCCTATTAAACGAGCTTTAATAACACAAGCAAAATATTTAATCAATAGTGGTAATATTGAGCTGTTTAACGGTGTAATTAAAACCGTTAACGGTGTAGATGTTAAGGAAACGGCCGATATAATAGAAAAAGTCCTAGCACCTACAATAATAAATATTTTAGGCTCGACAAAGCCTAATATTCTATTTGCGGGAAGATAGTTAATGTATAGCAATACAAGCTTTAATTTTAACTACGATTTAACCGTAGAATTAAAAGACTCTAAAACCGGAGCAGTTTTAGAAACTTTCGACGCAAGAGAAGTAACAACTCAAACCTTCGACGCAAATTTTGCCGGTGGCGGAATTGCTAGCGGAGGCCAAGCTTATACGATTGCAACAAGCAAAGATTTAAGTAAATACAAGACGCGTGCTTATTCAATGCAAGCGATAGTAGACGGAACCGATTATAAAGTTCTTAATATTCAATCTATGGTTGTTAAAAATCGTTCTATTGGCTCTTATAAAAGAGTTAGAGAGTTTATGTTATACCTAGGTTAATATGAAGCT